TCCTCTGCCCACACAAACACGGATACAGTGATTGGGTCAGTCGATCCATTGGCATGCTTAAGATCCTGTATGCCATGGATCGTTACATCGCCCATCTCTCTCCATTCCTGTTCAGGAATGCGCAAAGCATTTTCGTACCAGCAAAACGGAGCAGTGATGGTTCCTCCCAACGAAGTGGTAGGGTCTAGATAGATATGTGGTCGCTGCGAAGCCCCTACAACATCCTGAATAAAAAACGCTCTGTCCTGCGTAAAATTATCAAGATTATGTAGCGGAACGTACGAAGCAATCGCACGGCCATAATAAAATCCATTCCCATTAAGGACGATGCGACACTTAAGCTTACAACGAAGCAAGTTATAATTAGTAATACGGTTAATAACTCGCTTATTCTCAAAGAAATCAGTCCAAGGATTAAATTTCTCAAAGAATGTAGTACCAATAGCCCATGTAAAGCTTTGTGTCTTAATTGGACGCGAAAAGAAATTCTCGAGGTTCGCATCCGAGGTATCAGCAATACCAAACGTATCGTCAGGCATACTATCAACAACATAATCAAAATGTTCCTGTTGATCTGCAAATGTAGTAACCTGATGTTTGGTCTCTGTCCCTTCCTCGTTTATCGTCATATTAAATCGATTATTAGCAAGTCGTCATTAACCGACCCCATAGTTGACTCACTCTATGGGCGGCTTGTCAGTCTTGTGCAGTGGCGATCTGCTCCCCTAAATAGGGGTACCTCACGGGGGAGGTGCCTACAGGCTAAGCCTATCTCTCCTTCCTAAACTGACTTACGGAAGTATGAGACGGTAATCAATAACCTGAACGAGAACTTTAGCGGATGACCGTGTTCTCAAATAACGGCCAGAGGGATGAGTTTAACGACCACCCAGGTCAATGCCAGTCTAATCAGACTTATATTTTTCCTTATAAGTGAGTAACTGGTCGTCATACGATACGTGGAGCATCGTACAACCATGAGCAATATTTGCTCGCTCAGCGATTTCATTCATCTGCATGCGGCGCATTTCATAATGTTCACGCCCGTAAGAAAACCACTCACGGAGTGCACCATCAATGACTTGCATCGCTTGCTGCTCTTTAGTAATAGCCTTGGAACGTAATACAGAATGCAAAGACTTGAATATCGAATCCTCGTCTAAAGCTCCCATAATACGTCCAGTGTCACTACTATAGATATTCTTTCGCTTGAGTAAATCAGCCTCTTCATCGTTCATGTAAGGGGTCGGTTCAGACTCCTTATCGGGCATCGTGAATTTCATGTCACGTGCCTCCAAGAATTCAGCCACTGCAATGTGATTAAATTCTGGGAAATCCTGATGAACAGAACTTTTCGCATCATCTCCATAAGTTATTAATGCGCACATCTCATTGAAATTAGGCAAATCCATGCGGTGTTTGCAAATTTCATAATATGCACATCTAAACAGGAGAGCGTTAACGATAGA